CTCCAATTCCGCTGAACCTGAGACAAGCTTAGCTAAGGCGTAGGAGTCTGCAGCATTATCATCGCTAATGTCTGCTCCCCACTTCTTAAATACGTATAGGAGCATTTGGCTTTTGGATACGCCGTTGCCTTTGCCTGTTACATATTTCTTGAGGTTGGTGGGGGGAACAATAAGGGGATAAACGCCAAATTCGTACATAGTCATCTTGACCACTGCGCCTAGCTCTCCCAACATATTTGCCATTTGGGAGCCAAAGGCGTAGCCCTCCATGGCGGCATCTACAATCTCATACTGGTATAGAACATCCATCATAAAGCCCTGAATATTCTTTAGGCGCTGCACACCTGCACCTTCGGCTTTATACACAATGCTGTAGTAGTCAGTCTTGTTCTCTGCGTCTAAGGCGGTTATGGCAAACCCACTATAGGACTGGTCAATACCTATGTAGACAGGTTTACCTTCTACAAGTCCGCCGTTAAATAACTTGGGCTTTGCCATTAAGCAGTAAATCTATTGTTACGCATACGGTCTCTATCGCTAGAAGTGCGTCGGGTTAGCTCGCGGCTAACAAGGTTGTAATAGCGCTCCATATTGTCCTGTGTGGTCTCCATGAGCTTACGGTATGCGTATACATAACTCTTAATCTGTAGCTTCTCTTGGATTTCAGGGCGCAATAAGACAGCGGCTTTAAGTAAGCCCGCCTTTTCTGTTGCCTTGCCTGTAGAGGTCTCCATAAGGGCGTATGCCTCGGCTCGGTCGTACTCGTTCTCTGCCTCAAGTTCTGCAACTTGAGCGCATGCTGTCTGCGTACGCATCATGTTGTAGTTCTCCATGTACTTAGAGGCCATCACCATAAGCTCTTGGTCATCTACCAAAGTAATGTCCTCGGGAAACTCTGGCATATCTAAGTCGAGCACTTGACGGATATTTAATCCCTGCTCTCCCAAGAGCTTAATGATGTCTTTACTAACTCCTGTGGCTTCAAGCTTGAACATTGTTGTACACCTTACACTGGTAGCAACCTTCGTTATGGTCAATATTACACGATGGTGCTTCACCCTTGTCAACTGCATCTACAATCATTTGGGCGGCTTCTAAGATGTGGCTAATACCGAAGTCGCTCTTAGGAACAACAAATTCCTTGTGGCTTTGATTAGACTTGTTTTCATACAAAAACAGCGCCTCTTGAGGCTGAATCTCCATACCCATGAGCTCTGCTAGCTTCATGTACATCTGTGCCTGTTTGATATGCGACATAAATGGCGCATCTAGCGCCTTCCACATGTCGTCTAGGTTTCCACCATGTTCTGCCATCAAACCAGGAGCTTCAAATCTAAATGTGCCTGCACCAATAGACTTAATCTCAAGAAGTAGCGGGTCGCCAAAATTTAATAGGATTCCGTCAGCATGACCAGCAATACGCAGTGGCTCGTATACCAACGGAACTTCTTGGTAATCTAAATACTTAGGGTCTGACTTATGGTCAGAAGGAACACCAACAAATGTTGTACGGCAATCTCTACAGTAATACTTGCCCCACAAGCTATCCATGTCCTTAAAGATGTTTTGCCAACCACTATGGATGTCGTGACCTGTTTGAAAGACGCGCTTTTGACTTAGTGTGACACGGTACTTGCTGGGCGGTGGTGGAAACCCTAACAGTTGAAAGTACGAGCCTCGGTAGCACCAATCATCTTTAACCATTGCTGATGGGTGTAGCACGTCTGAACGACGTGAAGTATCGGCTGGTAGCGTAATTAAATAACGTTCTACGGTGGTGAGCACGCGAGACTCTTTTTTCCCCGCTTCAAGAAAACGTTTGAGCGTTCCCTCTGGCTTAAACTTTTCTTCCTTTGCCATGTTTTTCCAACCAACCTTCTAGTGAGAGCCCTACCTTAGCAGCTTTTCGCTTTAATGCGTTACGCTCTCGGTGGCTGAGTCCTCCCCATATACCGTGCTGTTCATCCATCTCTTCTGCATAAAGCAGACATTTAAGACGAACTGGACATTCAGGGGCACCATCTTTACCAAAGCAAACGGCTTTAGACTTATCGGCTATGTTTTTGTATTTAGCTTTATCGCGTGGTGGATACCATAACTCTGTATCCATGCCACGGCATTTAGCGCTATGACGCCAGTCTTCTACGTAGCCTGAGCTTTCGTACGACAAGTGCACTCCTGAATATTCTGGCGAAGTTCCAGGAAGTCGTCTTCTAAAAGCATTACGTAATTCTCGTTGTTAAGGCTAATACCTAATACGGGCATTCGGCTATCAAGAATTGCTTCGTTGACAATCTTCTCCAAAACTGTCGCTTTGACAGTGAAGGATGCTTTGCCCGTCCACTTATGTTCTATAAGTAAATCGCTACTTCGGACATCGCCTTTACGATTCCAAAAGGCTCCGCTAGCAGCTGTACGCTTGCCATCGATAGCTTTTGCTAATCGTGCCTCATGCTTCTTAGACTGCTTTTGTCCTTCACTCCTCATCGGAGGTTTCGCCTACAAACTTTGACCCCGCTTTAATGGAGTCTAAGACGTCGCGTTCTAGGGTTTCTTTCAGGTCTATCTCTTCCCGTATGGAGCTAAGCATACCATCAGCACCCTGCCATTGGCGACCTGCGTACCGATAATAGGCTCCTGCGCGTGTTATGACCTTGTTGATAATTCCCATAGCAACTATCTCTTTGGCGAAGTCATAGTTACCTCGGTCAACCACTCCCCCAGGGGCAAAATAGAAGTCAATGAAGGCGGTCTGCTGTGGGGGAGCGGACTTATTCTTCAAGGTGCGAATCTTGATGGTCTGTCCTACGCGATGCTTGTCTTGACCTGTACCTTCTTCAATCCAATCATCACGTTTAATTTCAATGCGGGTAAAGAAAGCGTAGTCCTTACCTAGACCGCCTGGAGTGGTGCGTGGGTCTCCGTACATGACGCCAATCTTGGAGCGCCACTGGTTAATCATAATTCCGATAAAGGGGCGTTCAGCCTCTGTTAGCGAGCGCTTGGAAGCCTTGCCAACCTTGCGGAAGAATTTGTTAGTCAGCAGGGCGGTACGACCTACTGTTGACTCTTCCATTTCTTTCTCGTTCTCTGAGCTAGGAACAAGGGCAGGAAGACTATCAATGACAACGCAATCAACAGCCTTACTCTCGACGATTTCAATGACCGCTTCATAAGCGTCCTCCATGATGTTAGTTGAGATAACGTAGATGCGCGATAAATCAACCCCACACATCTCAGCATATGCAGGAACCCATTCTTCTGCGGCTACCCATACAGTGGTGAACTCTGGGTCTTTGGCTTGGTTTGCTGCGATAGTTTTGAGGGCGATAGCGGTCTTACCGTTGGATGCTTCACCGATAATTTCGTGCCACTGGTTGACGGGCCATCCGCCGCCAAGTGCAACGTCAAAGGACAATGAACCTGTAGTCATGCGACCACTAATATCAATAATGTCTTCACCAAGCACCACAGTATCGGCGCCCAGCTTTTTATTAATCTTGTTAATTACTTTAAGAAGTTCTGCATTTGCCATTAAATATGTCCAATGATTGTCTGTGGATTAAATCCGCCTGATGCTNCCTGCTTTGCTGGAATTGCAGCGCCTCCGCTGCTACCGCCTTGACCAACAATTCCTTTGCCTAAACCTGAACCTGACTGTTGAACTGGGTATCCGCAGTCATAACAACGAGCCATGGCTTGCATGCCACGCGCTGCATCTGTAAGACTTCCATAGTTACCGCTACCGCATCCAGGACAACGTGGCGCTTGTGGCACCATTTGTTGCTGCGGTGGATACTGTGGCTGTTGTGGTTGTGCGTATTGCGCTGGCTGTGGAGCAGCGTATTGAGGAGTAGGAGCTTGTGGTGCCTGCGGTTGTGCAGGTGCTCCTGTTAACTTTGTAGCCCACCAGTTACTACTCATCATAATCCTCTCTATATCCTGTCCCAGTACCTATTGTATGGGTATGAAGAATATCAAGTTGTATGCCAGATGAAAAGGCGGTTACTAACGCCGAAAAACCTATGGCTTTATAGAAGCTACCCATTGCCTCTATTTCCTCTTCGCTAGGAGGATTTGAGTCCCAACTAGGCAAGTCACGTACCTGTGTAGCAACTACAACCTTTGCGTTTAATTCACTAATAACATCTATGTAAGGAATTAAATCATCGAGGTATGACAAACGAAGCTCACTATCTTCAACTTCTTTATTATGCCCTTCTTCACTGACAGGGTTGAGCCCTAGACTAACGGCAATTTCGTTAGGCTCTTCAATGCTGAGGTCATACAACGCCCATCGCAATATGGTGCTAAAAGGAACCTCAGTGCGTTCAACGCTGGACTCCTCGTTGTTTCTAAAAAATCTATCGAACCAACTCACTTTGCCTCTCCCCAACGCTGGACTACTTTGACGTCTGCTAATAAAGGTACATCTAGAAGGTTGATGCCTTCCATGGCCTCTCTAATAGCTTCTGCCGTCTCTGCAGCTTTACTATCGGGGGTTAGGGTGACAAGTTCATCGTGTACGGTAAGGAGTATCTTAGCTTCTTTAGGAACCATATCCTGTGCGCGAATCATGGCGAGTTTAATAATATCTGCGGCAGAACCTTGGATACGGGTATTAAAAGCCTGTCGTTCGGCGCTAGATTTTTCACTAAAGTTCTTGGAGTTAATCCAAGGGATGTACCGACGACGACCAAGAATAGTGGTGACGTAGCCTCGCTGGCGGGGGGTTGATATAACCACGTTTCGGTACGTATTAACGGAGCCAAACTTCTCAGCAAAGTCATTAAGGAGTTGTTTAGCCTCATTGAGCTTACAGCCAATCTGGTGAGCAATCTTGTCAGGACCTACGCCATATGCCATGGCAAGAACAAGAACCTTTCCTGCCTTGCGGTTAACACCCATGGTATTACCTACAGTCGTATAGATATCTTCGCCCTCAAGGTAGTTCTGCATCATAATTGGGTCTTTAGACATAGATGCAATAACGCGGGGCTCAATTTGTGAGTAGTCAGCGACCACTAACTTATACCCTGGTGGAGCATAGAAAAGGTTACGCAACATACGACCATACTGTTTATCCTCTGGAACCTTCTCAGGGTCTTCGGGGGCGGGAATATTTTGTAGGTTAGGGTTTTTACTAGAAAATCGACCTGTCTCTGCACCATGCTGAACAAAGTCACAATGAATCTTGCCGTTAATAAGGATGCTTTCCTTTGGTCTCTGTCTTTGACTTTCCAGCTGTGGTTCGAGTTACTTCTCCGCCCAAATAAGGAATTACATAAGTAGATAGCAACTTATTTAGGTCAGCATATTCCAACATAGCGCTGACGAGCTCGTTGTTATTACGGTACGGCTCTAAAGCATCGGCCGCCACTGAGTAATCCGATAACTCTAAAGGGATGTTATCCGCCTCTTTAGACTGTCCTTTAGGAGTCAAAATCTTAGGTTTCAACCCCTGTCCACCACTCTCTACGCTTCCATAAAGAATCTGTTGTTTTTCTGGGTTTGAATTGATGTTAAATACTTTGCCAGCAATACGGTAAATGTCTGAACGCGCTTTTTCAATATTGATTTCTAACTGGGCATGCAGCTTAACAAGCTGGTCGGTGTCTATGGGAGCGCCAGTTAGTTTCATTTCACACAAGACTTTAAGGACGCCCATCTCTAAGTTCATTACCTTAGTTAACTGTCCCTCTTCTAACTTTTTAACAAGAACGTTTTTATAAAGCAAAAATGTGTATTTAGCATCAAGGTAAGCGTATTTAGCTACCGTGCTAAATGAATACTTCTCTACTTCTTTACCCACGCCCTTGACCATGTGATAGCCAAACTCACGAGCAAGGCAGTCATCGAGACCAACCTTGTTTTTGTTTTTATTATCGTATAAAAATGAAGCAATTAGAGTATCGAAGTAAGGACCTGTGGGGACGTTACCATCGTAATATTTAGCCACAGAGGTTAAGTCAAAAATTAAGTTATGTCCGACAAGGGTTCTGCCAGTACCAAACATCAAAGGCTTAAGCGCCTCAAAAACCTCAGCGGGAAATAATTGCTTAGGTGGAGGACCAAAAGTAACCGTAGATTTTTTCTTATCTTTTGAGTAATCGATTTCGCGCAAAGTAAGACCTGCAGCGGCTCGCTTTTCTCCTACGCCAGTTAGCGGGAACTCTTCTGAAAGAAATTCGCCGTTAGGGTGACCTAACGGAATGACATCTCCTCGCCCGTGTGTTGCAAGGGAAATCCATAACACTTCATTTACTACAGTAATAACTCGTTGTGGCCCTACGGTTTCAACGTCGTAGGCAAATGCATCTTGCTTAAGGTAATACTCGACTAACTCTTTAATTGCTCTTTAGTCGTAATGATGTTCATATAGTTCCCCTTATGGGCGGAAAAGGCAGGCCAAGGGGATAGCCTGCCTTTCCCACAGCTATGTTAGACGAGTGCGTCTACGACTTCGTTAAGTTCTTCAACAGACTTACGAATTACTGACTCAGCAGTAAATGGAACCATTTCTGAAAGTGCGGCTTCAGCCTTAGCCTCATCGATGCTCCAATCTTCTTGGAGGTCACGTCCCTTCACAGGGTTGAGGATATAAGTTGTTTGCTGCATCTGACCACGACGAGCAACTGCCCAATAGTTCTTAGACAATGGACCTGCTGGTGAGTGATGCGCTGCATGAAGCGACTTAAAGAACAATGGAGAAACAATCATTTTTGTTAGGGTAGTTCCCTCGGAAGTGAGAACTGCTACAGAGAATGCGTACTTCTTCTCTGGCTTGTGGTTAAGGCGAACGCAAATTGGGCATCCGCTACCAAGGCAAGTGTATGAACGTTGTCCTTCTGTTTTTTCAGTAAGGAAGTGGAAACCGTAAATGGCGTATGGGCCGTCTGGGTCTAGGAACTTAATTACTTGAAGGGTTTCAGTAATCTTGAAATCCTTAGCAAATTCCTTTGGCTTAATGAGCTCTTCGGCTGCTTCCCAACCAGACTTAATAGCGTCTGTGGGGGTGCCTGCTGGACGAGCGTCTAATGAAAACTCGTCAACTTCTGGAACGAATGAATCTGTTTGAACTGACATGGGTACTGCTCCTTTGTATGTTTGAACTGCTT